TTCTTTTAGGTAAGGCATTGTCCCTGCCATAACCCATGTCCATAACTGTGCTTGAACCTTTACCACCTTGTTTAGACAAACCATGTGAAACTTCGTGAATAGCTGTAAATATAGCTCTTGCCTCATCATTTTTAGACTGTGCTTCTTTTATAGCTATCTTTTGTGGAATTATCTTATCACCAATTATACCTTGTGAAGCAAAACCTGCTAAGTCTTTCCCTCTAGATATAGGTCTACCGTACAAACGCCTCATGTTTGTTTTGTCAGGAACCATTAGTATAGAATAACCAAGAGCCTTACCAATTTGTAAAGCTTCAGTGACGTTTAATCCGTTTTCGTGTGGTGATCCCTTTTTACCTACTTCAAACGCTTTTTGTATTGTAGGTAATACATCGTTTATTTCTGTAGGGGTAGGTTGAAGGGTTCTATTATTTCTACTTCCCCTTGATCGTTGACTTCCTCCGAGCTGAGGATCGGCATTGATTGTGAGGATTGGGTTGGTGCCTGACGCTTCTTGTTCATTAGCTCCACTAATCCCTGGACGAAGTCGTCCATCTTGTCCGACGGTACCTGCTCCAGGATTGAGTTCATTTCCGTCTGTATTGGCGAGTGTTTCTTTGATTTGTCCATCTGTTAAACCTTCCTGTGTAGCTACTAGTTTAGCAGCGTCTAAATAATCATTATCTTCGCCCTGGCCTTTTTGTATACCAAGTTTCTCAGCTAACTGTTTCTCAGGAAACCACTGTAGTGCCTGGAAATCTGCAGTTTTAATGTTATACCCTTTTTCTCCTAATAACTCAATAGCTCTAGCAGTTACTGACCTCATGTAAGACCTTTCAGATGGGTCTAAAGGTGTGTCTTGTAAACTTTCGTTTATATTACCTACATGTGTACTAGCCTTTTGAAATAAAGGTGTTTTATCAGGGTTTTTACCATTATCTTTTTGATACTTTTTGAAATAGCTGTCCCAGTTTTTGTTCAACTGTGTGATAAAAGCATCAAACTTGTCATTGTCTTTATATAGACCTGATTTCTTAAAACCAAGGTCATTCAAAGACTTCTTGATTAACTGCTTCTCTACTTTAGTTGCATTAGGGTTTTTGACTAATCTTTCTATAGCTTTTCTGTTCTTTGGATTAGTTTTGGGATCAACAGTTTTTAAAGGTCTACCGACTAAACGGTTCCAATGTCTCATCCACCAAATATCCATAGTAAGAGGGTCATAGTTACCTCTTAGATTTTGATAGAAACCTTGTCCTATTTTAGCACCAAGTATATAACTACCTTTTACATTCTCATCTAGACCTTCTTGCTGTGAAGGCTTGATTTTTGTTCCATTCTTTTCGTTGAACCTTTTAAAATACTCTTCAAGCTCTCTTCTTGTAAAATCAGTGTCGAGAAACATCTCTATAGGTTCGTTAGCACCTGATCTGTTGTAAGCATTATAAAACTTAAAAGCTGTTTGCATTGCAGGTGTTCTTTTTCCACCTTTGTTAAACTTTTCAGGCATCAATCCTGTGTCTAAGTAATCTTTAAATACTTCCAGGGCATATTTAAAGTTATCAGCTACGGCTATACCGTTAGATGTAACTGCTAAAGCAAAATCAAAAGCTGCTTCATTACCTTCTAATCTTGGTTCTATAACTTTCAAGATAGATTTAGCTGCTTTTAACTTTCTGTCATACCATCCTATAGCATTGTTATCTTTTTGAAGGTTTTGTAATGCTTCATGAGCCATTAAACGTGCTATTAAGTCTACGTTCTCAGGTGTATTTTCAAATGGTGTAGTTTGTCCTGTTGTTTGTTCCCATAGTTTTTGAACACCTTTGTATGCATTTACTAATGATTGTTTCTTTTCAGGTTTAAATGTACCGTCCTTCATTTGCTGTAATTCAAGGTCAGTTGGTCTTATAGCATCACTAGTAATACCAATCATATCACCTAACCCAAATGGGTCTAACTCTGCACCTAAAATAGGGTCACCTTCGTTAAAGTTTGATGGTGTTATTTGTTCATCAATAATCTCTGTGTTATCTTGTTGATTAGGCTGCTGTTGTGTAACTCTATCTAAATAAGGAACGACATATTGCTGTATAGCCTCAGGGTTTTTAAGCCTAGTACCCAAATCCTCAACTATTCTTGTTCCTGTTTCCATAGGCCTAGAGCCTAAGTTCTTCTTAAGGTTCATAAGTGCCTGGGTTAATATAGGTTTATCGACAACATTTAAGTTATTGTCGTTGTTAACAGCCTCTATAAGCTCATCTGCAAAGGCACGGTTATCCTCTATACCTCGTTGGTAGTTAGGACTGTTTTGGTAACTAGGACGACCACCCATCTGCTGATTTTGTTGCATCATGCTTTGATTTTGTGGGTTGGTTCTTGTGATACCGTTGGCGTCTATAGCTGAGTTAACAGCTCTTATGAATTCGTTTATGTTAGATACCTGTCCACCAGTACGAACTGAAGTTCTGTAGTCATTAATAGACTTTTGTAAGGCAGGGTTAAGATTAGGTATCTGCTCAATAAGCTGTAGTACTTCTTCAACCTGTTGTTTGGTTAAGCCTGTAGCATCCTCAACTACAAACTGTGGTGAGTTAGGGGTAGGGGGTGCATTTTCATCATCTAACTGCATATTGAGGTTTTGCAGGTTTTCTTGCTCTTGTAACTTCTGCTGTTCTGCTAGTATTGCTTCTTGCTCAGCTTGTTTAGCTTTATCTATGGCCTGTTGTCTTATACTAGGGTCTTTAATAGTTTTTATACCCTTGCCGTCTTTATTGTCTTGGATGTATTGATCGACAACACTCTTATTGACACCTCTTAACTTGTCTATGGCTCGTCCACCTGCGACAATACCAAGTTGTCCTAACAAAGATGCTCCACCAGTAGTTACAGCTGCTCCACCTGAGGCTATAGGACGTAATACCTTCTCAGTATTGATAGCACCTTTATCATAACCAATGCCTCCACCAATAGGGGAGAAGTTGTCAGTTATTTTAGATAGGCCTTGTTGATATCCTGAGTTATGAAGTTTACTTAGCTCGTTAGACATTCTCATGTATTTAAGAAGTTCTTGTCCTTCTCTGAGTTTACCTACTAATTTATTAACTGATTTGAATTCCTTAACACCGACGATGTTTTTAGTTTTGTTTCTAGCCTCTTCAAAACCTACATTTGCAAGTATCTTATCTTCTACTAGTTCAAATTCATCTATGTCTTGTATTTGTAGTTGTGCTTTTAAATCTTTAATTCTTTGTTTCATATATCCGTTGATTTGCTTGTGGGCAGTATCAACAGTAACCCTCGCTCCGTTTTGAGACATTTTATCTAGGTCTTGGAGGTCAAATGAATTGTCTTCAGCTATTTCATTAAGCATAGTTGCTAATTCTGTAGCACCATCAGGGTCTGAGGGTTTATCTGACTTTGTTTCAAATATAGATGTAACACCGTCTTTTACTTTTCTTACTGTGTTTACACCACCTGTGACTGTATCAGTACCGACAGATACACCACCACCCATGGCTCCACCTACTACACCTGCATCTATAAACCTATCTCTAGCTTCTTTGAGTGTATACTCACCACCTGATAGAGCTGAGGCTCCCATAGAAAGACCTTCTTGAAATCCTTCAGTACCAAACTCAATACCACTTTTTTTAAGTGTTCTTTTTGTAAATTCTTTAGATGCCTCTTTAAAACCTGCTTTATTAAGCCTCTGTGCTATCTGTTTTGCACTTAATTTAGCTAGTTGATCTTTGGGTATGACCTTACCTGCACCAAACTTGTCTAGTAGACCTATGATAGCTCCAACTCCGACTGCTAAATTAGGGTCATAACTACCAGTTTTGTCTTCTATCTCACTTGCAACTTCACCTGTACCCAGTAAGGCACTACCTGCTAAAGTTACACCACCGAATAATAAGGCTGCAGGGGCTGATATAAGGGCTGCTGCTGCTGTTGCACCTGCACCAACTAAGGATGCACCTGTAGTCATCGAGTTTTCAGCTACTTTTTCACCTATCCATCCAAATGCAGCCTCTAAGCCGTCTTCATCCCAAGTATCTGAGAATGACTTGTTGTATTTTGACTTGTATCCACCTTTGGCAATGTCTATTTCCTGTTGTTTTACAACATCGGTACCGTATTTCTCTACACCCTCTAAACCTGTGGCTCGTCCAAAGGCCTCGATACCTTTACCACCGAGTTTCTGAAATTGGTCAGCAGCAAAATCAAATACACCGTCAGTACCTTGCTGTTGATTGTTACCTTGCTGAGATACCTCCAATGCTAATTCATCTAATATTTTATCTACAGTCGCTTGAGGTGTGTTATCAGGAATGTCATAGACTTGATTGCCAATTTGATACTGAGCCATATTTATTTTACTCTTGTAATTTGAATGCCGTGACGGATTTGTGACTGAGATGCCTGTTGGCTAGGGATAACCTGCATATTACCTGTAAGTCTTGCCTTTATTTTCTGTAAGGCTTGCTTTCTATCGTTAATCCATTTAGTCCATGTTGCTTCGTCATGAAAACCAACCTTTGGGGCAGGTGACATAAATAAATTCATTTCTGCATTAGATATCGCACCCTTGGTCTGAGCTACTCGTAGTAGTGTGTCATCAACTTTAAGTTTCTGTAAAAGCAATCTTGTTGTTGCAAGTGGGTCACCTGTAATAGCATCAATGTAAGCACCTACTGTACCATCCCATAAACCTGTAACACCTTTAAACATATTACCTTCAACAGATTTAAGACCTGCTAAGGCACGATCCATATCACCGAGTGACTGGTCAATTGTACTCAAGTAATCCTGGTCAGCTCTTGCCTGTTTGGCATTCTTCTGAGCTGCAGCTAAATCTGTCTTATACTTTGCTAGACCCTGACTACGATTGTAGTCCATGATCTTGCCATACATATCAGTTGCATCAGCAACCTGTCTGTTTCCGCCCATATGTGAGTTGGCTAAACCTGCACCACCAATACGAATAAGCATTTCATTTAAACCAATATCTTCAGGATACTTTACACCCTTAGTTAACTCCTGGCTGTCTCTTCTTCTCATTAGAGTAGGGGATGGAATACTGCTTAATATACCTGTGTTGTTATTATTTAATGTACTTGCATTAGCTGACATCATACCTGCATTTGTAGGTTTTTCACTTAACATTGTGTCTTGATTTAAGGCACCATTTTCCATAGCATTCATTTTTGCTACTCTGTCATTTAGTACTGGGTCGACTATCCCATTAGCTTTATTAAAAGCTAGTTGTTGAGCAATATAATTATCATCGTTAAATAATATGTTTTTACGTTGTATTGGGTCATAATATTTTTCAGCAAATGGACTGTTATAATCATACATACCACTATTTCCTTCTATGTTATCATTGCTAACTTCAGCCATCTGTTGATTGATCTTGGCTATATTGTATTTGTCAGGGTTTTGGTCGATATAGTTCTTAGCTCTTTTAAGGTAAGCCTTAGTTTCGTCAGGAAGCTCTTCTATGTTCCTGCCTCTTTTTATCCAGTCACTGGTTTTCTTGGCACCCATGTTGTAGCCGATTAGTGTATCAGCCAGGTTAGTGAAGCCGTAGTGACCTGAGTAACCCTTGATTAACTTACCTGCTATTTCCCTGGACTTTTCAGGGTTCACAGCGTCTGCCTGGATATAAGGATCCATGCCATAACCATAGTCATGAAGGTACTGGGGCATAAGCTGATAACCACCAATAGCACCTGCACTAGACTTGGACTTATAAGGGTTCCACCTGTCTTTCTGAGATAGATGGCCTGTTTCATTTTGTAGTATTAAGTCTAATAAAGGAGGGGTTACGGCATTACTGTAGTTAGTTAAGTAGCCGTATGGATTCATCATTTATGTAAAGCTAGGCATAGCTGAACTACCGAAGCTACCACCTGTGCCATAGTAGCTAAATGGATTACCACTTACACCGTAGTTGGTTCCACCACCAAAGGCGTTAGCTATCTTACCACCCATACCAAAGCCCTGTATGGCTCCCATAAGTCCACTCATGTTAGGATTGTATAGGTTTGGCTTTACATTCTGTGATGAGTTACTTGGGGCATTACCTAATATACCTGACATAAACTTATTGTACTGGTTTAACTGAAAGTCTCTGTCGTCTTCAAACTGTGCCTTATCAGCATTAATTTGGTTCTGTGCATCTGTTTGGAATGCATTACCTGCACCAGTCATCATGTTGGCTATGTTTCCACCCATGCCAAATCCTTGGTTATAAGTGTTGGCAAGAGCCTGGTTAGCATTCATCTGATTAGCAAACTGGTTTTGGTTTTGAGTTAAGTACCTATTGGCTAAGTTATCCTGTATGTTTGAAGTTACATCAGCCATACGGTCATCATAAGACCTACGAGCAACAGCGTCAGCAACTCCTGCTCTACTGGAGTTGACATTGCCACTACCTGACGCAGCCATGTTAATACCTGGTAAAGTCTGTTCATTAAGCTGTCTTGTACTGTCTCGCATTGCTGCCTGAACCAACGGACTAGAGTTGTTAATTGCATAGTTTGTAGCGTCTCCTATAGCATCCTGACCTGCACGGTTATATAAGTCAGAGTAGTTGTTGGCGAATTGAGAACCCTGGTTCATGAAGTTCTGTGCATTGTTCATCTGACCCATGCCAAAGTTATTCATGTAGTTATAACCTGCCGTAGACATGTCGTTCATATTGGCATAAGTGTCACCAGTGTAGGCACCCTTGTCTAATGAATAGTCTAGACCTGCCTGACCACCTTTGTATCCGTATTCAAGGTATGGTTTGGCTAAGTTAAACCCTGCCATCTGAGCTTCTGTTGCCCTGTCCATAGCTGCAGCGTTCTTCTTAGCTGCCTGTTTGTTCATGACGCCACCAATGACGGCACCTGCTATTGCACCCCAAGCCATATTATATTCCTTTCATATTATTAAACGGCTGCCCAGGCAGTTCCGTTGTAAACGACTAAACCACTAAACCCATTCGACAATGGATCCCATGGTGACACAGCATACCTGACCATTCCCTTAATAGTGTTCTCAGGCTCTATGTCTGCAACGACTATCGCAGCCACTTGCAGCTGCCTAATTGCATTTTCTATTCTTTGTAATTCATCTTGCAGGTATCTTCTCATACCCTCTTCAAATACAGGGTACTGGCCTCTAGTATATCCCTGGACGACTACGTTTGTTTTACTGTCTACTGCCATTACGACCACTTTGTTTCGTTAGCCCACCAAGCAGCTGACATCTTACCCTTGGCTATGTTTTTTCCATGACGTGATTTAAATGAATCAGACCTTTGAGTTTTTGTCTTATCGCCTGATACACCTTGCTGACCAAACCTAATAGTTTTGACCTTGTCACCTACCTTAGCAACAACAACATGGCTTTTAGTTTTATGGTTTGGTGTTTTCTTTGGTTTATTGTAACCACTCACACCTATACGCTGTAGTATTGGATCCTTAGCCATATGTATCTCCTTATCTTGCACCAGTAGCTGATATGTCGATGTCAAACCCTGATACCTCAAAGTCCTTGTTGTCAGACACAAGTATTTTGTAACTCAGGTATCTACCTGAGGATCGACTATCAATCTTATAGTCACTGCCTGTGTTAAATGTAGTTGAGCTTCCATAGGTTGGATCTGAGTTAGGTACATCAGAGGCACCGAATGTAAATGTAATGCTTTTGTTTGAGTTTGTAGTTGTTGCCTGTGGGTATATGGCGTTGATAACCTTGTAGCCACTAAGGGGTACCTTTGTCTCATCTAAGTCTATGCCAATACGCTCTACCTGGGATGGCTTTATGGCCTCAGTGTCTAACTGAAAGGCTACACGTCCCTCATCGGATAAGTCTAATGCAAATAGCTTGTCTGAGGTTAAACCGTCGTCTGTTAGTGATTCACCTACCATTAACGTATGCCTGTCAAAGCTGTCTTCCTGGGCGTAGTAGGTACCACCTGTTAGGTCATACTCTAAGTTAGTAGCACCTGCATATGTAACAATGGAGTTTATGTTGGCTATCGTACCTGAGGATACGTTAGGTAAATCCATGAATGACCAGGTGTTGTTTCTGTAGTTATAAACTGCAGCTCTATTACACCTGTTGGCATTAGGGAAGTTTACCAGGGCATCTCCTGATAAGTAGCAAAAGTATATCTCATTAAGAGTTGGGTTATGCTGTACGAAGAACCTTTCCTTGGCTGTGTTGTTTAATCCTGTGTATATGAATGTCCTTACTCTTTCATCGCATATAGACTGCTTAGATGTACCGTCGTGAACGTAGATGTCGAAGTCACCAAAGGCATAGTGTTTACCGTCAACTTCAACGACACAGTTCTGATTGATTAATCCACAGTCAGTGAAGAGCTTTCTAAAGTTAAATATGAATGTACCACCCACAAACTCCATGAGCCATACCTGGTCACTTGAGTAGATAATGAAGTTACTACCGAGGGGCATGCCGTCGATGATACCTGTCTGCATCTCACCCAGGTCGTTAAAACCTGCAGACTTGGTTAAGTCTGTCTCATCCCAACTATCAGGGACGGCATCTGCCAAAGCAATATTCGACCACCTTACACGTGTAGGAAAGTTACTAGCCCCTTCGACTGTGTTGAGTGCAATTAAGAAGTCATTGTATGACCTAAGGGATGCACACCTGTAAGATGTAGGCCAGTTAGTTAAGTCAGCGAAGTTGGTTGCTGATGAGTTTCTAAATACTGGGACACGGTCTTCCCTGTTAATATAAGTTACCGAAGACAGAGTAGTTCCTGTAAATGGTCGTGGATCTGAACTGCCACTGATTGAACCACTTCTGTCTGATACTGTACCTGAGTTATACTCATTAATGACGTAGTCGTCAGATATTAAAAGTACACTGTCGTATCCTGTCGATGGAACGACACCATAAGAGAAACGAGGGGTGAATCCCAGTGATCCTTTTACGTTTCTGAAGATTGGTGACCTACGGATTTTTCCCTCGTCAAACCGAACATTCAATGCCTCACTAAAGGCGTTAACTGGTATGTTGTATGAGCTTTTATCAGATATAACTCCAACAGAACCTAAGTCTCTTATTGGAAAGTTACTACCCATACTAAACGCTTTCTTTTACTGGTTTCTCTTTATCTCTTAGACTGTAATAAAGAACACTGTCTTTCTCCTTGAGAGATGACATAAAGTCTTCATACTTCCTGTCTAATAATTCCTGGTCTTTAGGTGTCATATGAAACGACCTTCCTTGACTTCCTTACACTTCCACTTAACAGCCCTGTATCCTCTTAGATACTGAGGTATCTCACTGCCTATGACTAAGGCTCTATCTTTACAGGCCTCAAAGGTCTCATAGACAACTGGGTACTCAGTGTTCTCAAGTATGACACACTGCTTAGGGTTCATAATCATACAGGCGTAAACAAGTAGTTTAAACATGGTGTCACCTATATGGAGTTAGTAGCTGAGTAGAAGTCGTCTAATTCTATTGTTCCTGATGTCGGCACACTGGCATTTACATTGACTGTTATCGTGCTTGTGTTGTAGGCGTCACCACCAAAGTTAAACTGGTTAGCCGACCAACCTGCACTAGACCCAGTAAAGGATCCTGTAATGGTGTCACCTGCTGTGGCGTCACATGTACCGTTGTAATAGGCAAAGCTGTCGTTGGATGTTAATCCCTGGTTAATCTGCTCAGTGCCGTTCTTAGATATAACGATTGTAGCTGTATTAGGGTTACCGAAGCCACCGTAGTAGTAGCCAAACCTGTAGTTATATGTACCAGTCTTATCCACGGTAAACGACCAGGACTGGGCATTAGCTGTACCGTTGTCTGACCACCTTTGATATGAAAACAGGTTACTGCCGTTAAAGGTTAAGCCAGTGTCAATACTACGCCCTGAGTTATTCGTTGATGCTGAGGTGGAACCTGCAGTGGCCGTGTCCGACAGTGTCGATGGAACGATACTACCACCCCTATAGCATTGACTGAGGGCTATGGAACCAGTGTCACCAAACTCAGTACGGATGTTATCCATGGATATGGTACCACTAGACTGGATAGCCATTACATGCACATCCTTCCTTATGAGTGTCTAATTGTTTCTTCAGCTCCTTAATGGATTCAATGAGTAGTGGTACAAGCTTCTCATAGTGTACCGTCATGTATGTAGGGTCGATAGGAGCCTCAGCTATTACCTCAGGCATGATAGCTTGGACGTCCTGAGCAGAGACCCCTACCTCCACCTTATCTTCATAACCGTAATCTTTAGCTATCTCATTCGGTCTGAAGTAAAACCCATTGAGGGACATAACCTTATCTAAGGCTCCATCTATGGGTTGGATGTCGGTCTTAAGTCTCATGTCTGAGTAGTAGGCTGTGACGTTGCCAGTGGATCTAACCTCGGCAAAGGTCACTGTGTCTGTTGTGGCAACAGCCTGGCCTATTGATACTGTGGGTGTTGCACCCTCGGATCCTGAACCTGCTACGGTAACGCCTGTACCTGCAGTTATACCTGCAACGTAGTTCCCTGCTGTATGGGTACCCAGTGTCAAACCATCGCCACCCAGGGTGATGTCACCTGTGATAGCCAGGGTACCAGTTACAGTTGCCCCTGAAGTACTGGCAGCCACTCTTGTAGTGCCGTTTGAATCCAGTAGGGAGCTTGGGTCAGTGTTTAGCTGAGTGTGGGTCGCTGTGACAGCACCAGTTATGTTAGGGAACGTAGCTTTAATGGTGGTCTTGATTAAACGTAGGTGGTCGTCTGCCTGTGCCAGGGCATCTGTGGATGTAGGGTTAGTAGCCACTAATCCATTTATGTAAGTAGCAGTCTCTAAGGCCATGGTTTTTTCCTTCTCTCATCTAAAGGGTCGAACAACAATAACAACAACAACAAGGCTTTAACTCTTTTTTGAAATTGATTGTATTACTAAGGTACTGGGGGTCTAAAATCCTAGGTATGGTACCTAAATTGACCGACAATAATAGCTAAGTACTTGATATCTATAGATATCTTAAGTCAACAGACTAGTTATCTGATTACGATATAGTACCTATGTATCTTAAGACATTAGTCATTATCTGAAATTTAATCGTAAGGGGTATATTTAAGGTCGTTAAAAATAGGGATCTCAATTGCTCACTTACTCTAGTCTGACCTCTAGTCATCCCTGGTTCACCACTGTATACAGCCGATATACCTCATTTACTCCTGATCTCTCCTAAGGGTGGACACAAAACTTTACCAGGGTTATCAAGGATACTTAAAGACCCCTTGATAACCTGTTACATTAGTATACATTATCCCATGTGAACTGTTAGAGATAGCCTGTGTTAGCCTTGATGCTACAACTTATAGTTGGCATTCTGACAGTTCACGCCTTCATTAGTTATCCGATAGAACTCTTACGTTATCATCGTCCTGGTCGTTGTCACCCAGTAACTCAAGTTCAGCCTGTAGCCTTCTTATGGGTATCACCTGAGTAACCAGTGCCAGTCGTTCCTGTGGCTCCATCTGTGACCATCTACCGATCTCAAAGGTAGTCCTGTAACAGGCTGAACACCTGTCCTTACTGGTGTCCAGTCTGCATATGTTTTTACATGGTGTAAGCATAGTCATACGATCTCACAGGCACCACCGACACAGGCTAACTCCTGTGATCCTATGGTGTTGTCCTGTTGCTCATACTCACTCAGCTTAGACCAGTCGATATCCAGGGGCATTGCCTGAGACATGATGTCATACTCATGCTGATCACAGTCCTGGTAGGGAGCCTGTTGGTATGTATGGTCGCTGAAGGGAAGGAACGACACACCTGACATCCAGTCGAAGTTGTCATACACCCAGGCACCGACTAACAACCACTCATCCTCCTTCACTGATATAGTGACTGAGGGCTTGTGTTCACACCAGTACTTTTGGTATGTGAGCCATAGCTCAAGTTGATCTATAGCTGACTTATCTGTCCTGAAGACTGCATCCCTTGGTGCTTCCATGGGGAAGCTAAACACTGTAGTTGTATCAGGGTTTAATATGTCGTCCTCAGCAGGTATGCCCTGGTCTACCATGAGCCTGGTCAATGGGTCTTTCTTATCACCCCTGACTGTTCTGATGTAGTAGGGGTTGTGCCTGGCGTGAATGCCTGAGGCAGCGTCAACCAACTGACTGACTGTACCTGATGGCTTGACACATGTAATAGCCACTGACTGAGGTATGCCTATTGCCTGGCTAAACTCCAGGTTAGTCTTTACGGCTTCATCCTTCAGCTCCTGTAGTAATACATTTAGTCTAGCGTCTGATCCGTTAGTCAATGTGTTATCCATGATACCAGTTAACGACACACCAAGTAGTCGTTCCTCTTCACAGTTCTTCTTCCACTCACTTGAGACATACTTAAAGTTAGTCAGGGTAGACTGCATTGTGCCTATGATAGTGGCCAGTCGTACCTTCTTCATGAGTGTCTCCTTGGTGTCATGTGGACGTATGACAACCTCAGACAGGTTACAGAACTCACGGTCTCTCAGTATGATTTCTGAGCATGGGTTCGTACCAAACTCATGGTCACCAACTTCTCTACGACCTGAGGCCTCAGCCATCTTGTTAGCTGACTCCCTGTTGAAGATACCACGTTCACCTGACTTTGATTCATATAAGGACTTCCACTCATCCATGAAGATACCCATGTCAGGCTTCTCAGTGTATACAGCTGAGTTATTAGCTAAGGAACGCTGCTTGTTAGCAGTCCACCACTCACCTGACTTAGCGTGTCTCATACGGTCATCCGATAGGTTAGACAGGCTTATCAATGCTGACCTACGGACACCACCAACAACAACTACCTCGGCTATCTTACATACTATGTCGTGGCACTCTATTGAGTTCAGCTTACGTCCTTTAGCATTCTTAATTACCTGGACTGTGAAGTTAAACAGGTTCTCAAGTGGTGCAGCTCCTGATGCCCTACCACCGAAGGTCTTCAGTGGTGACCCTGCAGGTCTTACAAGGCTTGTGTCCCACTGGGGTATCTGACCTATGTATAACAGCCCTACAAGCTCCCTGTAGGCCTTAGCCCATCCTAGTTTACTATCCTTAACCTTGATGATTGTGTCGGTGTTGTACAAGGCCTCAGCTACTTTAGGAAGCCTGTTTATATGTTGCCTTTCGACACTGAAGCCGACACCAGTTCCATTCATGAGAACATACAGGATCTCATCGAATGCCTGGAGCCTGTCCACGGCTACATAGCTGCAGTTGTAACCTGCTATGTTTTCCTTTCTCAAGGCTTCACCTGCTGTCATAAGGCATCTCATGGATGGCATTACAGACAGGCTCATAACGGCCTCATGAAGCTCGTCGATAACTACAGGAGGACAAGTATAGTTATGCTGCTCCATGAGGTGTTCTTTAAAGAAGTTAAAGTATCTATCTACAGTCTCATCCCAGGTCTCTCTACGGCCTTCTTCAGGTAGCCAACGTGAGTATCGTGATAGGTGTATAAACTGCTGATATAATGATGGTAGGTGGTTACTTAATTGCATTTGGTTCTCTTCCCTCTAATTGATTGATCCTCATTTCGCAGTACCTCATGGCCTTACGAAGATCGGTTATTTCTGATTGTGTTTCGTCCTGGTTGTCGTAGGTCTTAAGACCTGCTCTCATGACGTATTTGATGACGTTGCCCTTCCAAAAGGACAGTTGGTTCTTCATGATAAAACTCACTGGTTCTATGGTGAATGCCTCGTAATGAGGTGGTTGTTCGATAAGCTGCTTTTTACTAGCCATGGTTTTCATGTACTCCATATGTCTCATAGTCTGTTGAACCCACGTTTACGCTGCTGTTCATGAAGCAGGTCGCAGTATTTGTTGTAGAAGTAGGTCGATACCTTGTTGAACCTTTTGAATAAGAAGAAGTAGAAGTGGAGTTTTACGGAGTCCATAGCTTCACCTCTTGCTTTTCATAGTCCCAGTCCTGTGTTCTGAGTATCCTGGCTAACCTGGCTTGGGTCAGTGCCTCTTCCCTGGTGTAACCTGCCTTGATGTAGGCATCTTCGACAGCTCCCCAGTGTGGCCTGGAACCCAGGATGGCTTCTGCCTTCTTTGTGCCAACTCCTGACAGACCCTTGTATCCGTCGGTTGAATCACCAGTTAATGCCTGGGTCAGGAAGTTTCTGTCGGCCTCTTCCTTGGTTATTTTAAGTAACTCACCTGACTGAGGCCTGTATAGGTTGGCAGGTATTGTCTTCATGTCCTTGTCGTCACTGACAATGATTGTCGTTGAGTTGCTTTTGATACCCATGACATCGTCAGCCTCAAGCGTTGGTAGGGTGGCTGTACGGTAATTGTCACGGCACCAGTCAATCATGTAGGTGTAGCCAACTGGCTTACGGATCTTACGCCTTGCTGACTTGTAGTTGGGGTGCAGCTGCTTCCTGAAGTTTTCCTTATCTGAGAAGCATAGTGTAAACCAGTCGGCTCCACACTCCTCGACATAGTCTTTAACTGTCCTGTTGAAGTTTATCTTAGCTGCCTTCAGGTCACTGGTTAACGACCACACATCATCACCCCAGTCTGTTTCCTCTTCGGTAGCTGCCAGGGTTCTGTAGAGATATAAGTCTCCATCAATCAACGCCATCATATACTTGGTTCTCCTTTAAGTAATCGACACCATCGTCTGTGGCTAACCAGTGTTTGCCCCAGGAGATGTCGTCTAGTTTCATTGTGATAAGACCCTCAGTGGCACATATGCCTATTAACTCAGGGTAGGTTCTTGCTATGGTGCCTCTTGTTGAAAAGGGTTTAGTCCATGCATTCCATATAATAAAACAGAGGCCACTTACGGCCTCTGCTGTCTTCCGTTCTAACTCTTGTTCTTCTTTAGTGAGTTTCCGACCAGTTGTTTCCGATTGTATACTCCGAGGCGATTGGTATTTTGAAGTTGAAGTAGTCGCCAGTTTCCTTCGCCATTCGTCTAGTGATATCACCGACATCGTCTTCTATTCCTTTCTTGCATTTGATTTGAACCTCGTCGTGAACCCAGGCTATGATCTTGGCATCAAGACCCTGCTTCCTGAGTTCCTGGTCAATGAGAATGACCCACTTCTTACTGATCGTAGATCCAGTGTTTTGAAGTAGAGTGTTAAGAGCTGCATGAGCTGAGCGTATGTGAACCCTCTCACCAGTCAGCCCGATGAGGTATCCACGTTCAGCTGCTACCTGGACTTGCTTCTTAAGCACTGAGAATGAAGGCATGGCCTTGAAGAACTTCTCCTTAGTCTCCTTACCTGCCTTTGCACCCTTACCTAAGACTTGGCCTACCTTTAAGTCACCACCACCATATAGTAGGGTGTAGATAAACTTCTTAGCCTGGTCTCTTGTATCAAGCCCTGCAGCATTTTGATTTGTCGTGTGGATGTCGCCATTAAGTATCTCCTTGGCATAGGCACCCTTGTCAGTAAATGCCAGGAAGTGAGCCAAGCACCTCAGCTCAAGTCCTGACAAGTCTGCACCGACTAAAGAACAATCAGCAGGAACGGTGAATAACTCACGGCACTCTTTACCAAACACGGCCTGAGTACTAGGAACCTGTGCAAGGTTTGGATACCTGTGAGCTGCTCTCAAGGTCACTGTACCTGCTGAAATGATGTTGTGACGGATGACACCGTCTTTACAAAGCCGTAGCCAAGCCTGTGAACCCTCAGCAAGTTGACCTATACGCTTTTGGAGGAGAAACATATAGGCCAACTTCTTAGCCTCAGGGAAGGGGAGAGCTTCTAAGATTGTCTCATCAATCTGAGCATCACCTGAGGGGGTAAACTTTTTAGGCTTCCACTTATACTTTTTCTCTAAGCAGAACTGTATGTGCTTTCTGCTATTAGGGTTGAAGTCGACAACCTTTACTTTTGTGAATGGTTGGTCTTTGACATACCCCAGTTTCTTGTTGTTGACCTTTGGGATAAACTCAGTATGAATTTCCCAAGGCTCAAACAATGTCTGAAGCTCGACTTCAAGATTAGCTCTTTCTTGAGCCAGTTTAGAATAAAGATCACCTGCCTTCCTTTCGTTGAATGTCCATCCCTCAGCTCCTATACGGTTACAAACCTCAGCTATCTGATGTTCAAAGGTTATGCTCTCCTTAGACCACTCCTGAGGAGCTAAATGCTTCCAAAGTGAGTGGGTGACTTCGACGTCCTGTTCACAATACTTCTGCATATCTTCAGACCATCTTGACCAGTCAGTAGTCTCTCCGAAGTCACCCTTCAGAAGGCCTAAACGAATACCCCAGGCTTTTAAGCTGTGGGATCCGTTTAGCTTCCGAGGGAGAACTAGGGTGGAGAAATCTGTGTTGGCTTGGTTGGCCTTAATAACTCTACTTAAGACAAGCGTGTCTAGTACCTCTGCTTTAGTCTCGAATGTAGGGTAAACCTTTTCGATAGCAGGGATGTCAAAGTTAATAATGTTATGACCAATGATGGTGTCTGCTTTATGTAGTAGATCCAGTCCCTGCTCTATGTCAGCAGGTGGGTAGCTAAAGACTTCGTTAGTGTCGATGTCTTTAAGTACTATGCAGTGTATTTGAGTTAATGTGTCTAATAGTCCGTCAGTCTCGATATCGAAGACTAACCTCACCTATTGTCACCTGATCCTGTGAGTTTGTTTCTCTCTCTTCTAGATGATAGCTTGTTAAGGTTCATTTCAGCTACTTCTGATAAGTCATACTGAAGCTCATCGGCAATCAATGCTAAATACCAAAGGCAGTCACCTAGCTCCTTCATGATCTCTATCTTAGTAGTAGAAGGAAGCCTATATAAGTCGTTGTCGGTGTCTCTTACAATCTTCTTAATTTTATCAGCGACCTCACCACTTTCGGATAACAATCCTAAGACAGGGTATAAGACATGCATGCTGTCGCCATGGCTAAACTTCTCTTTGTAGATAGCATAACGAGCAGCTAACTCCTGGTATTCATCAAGTGATAATCGGTTCATCGATTGCTGCTCCTTCTAAAAATTGGCTCTTGTTCTTTTTCTGCCCTGGGGTCATCCAGGAACACCTCTTCTAGAGGATCGACCTCTACGTTCTTCCTCTTTTGAAGCTGCTGAGGTAAGTCTTTGAGTTCTGAGGCATGTAAAGCCCAGTTGCTTCCCTTACGTCTTTCTCCAGTTATCTGTGCCATTATTCTCTCCTTATTAATGTTGATATTGTTTGTCGTATTTGATCTTTGCTATCTCTCTAAACTGCAGGGCAAACAGAAGTGCCTTAATGACGTTTTTGAAGTAGATAGGCTGTATAGGGTCATGAAAGACTTTGGATCTATTGTTAAGAGTTTGTATTGGCTTAACCATCCACTTCGATGGTTTTGCATGTGTCTTTGTTACTAACAGTGTGTAATTAGTGTAGGGGTGGTAACGGTATAAGCCGTAGACCATATCTTCTATTAGTTTTCTGTTCTCTTTACTAAACATAAGTCTTTCCTTCTTTTCTCTAGAATATCTCTGACGTAGGTAGTAGCCGTCCTGTTTCACGGTTGTAGCTAACGCCACCTGCATTACCGACTTCACCTGTAAATCTATTCTTAAGTATGTGAATGAACCTGCTGTCACCGTCTGAATCTTCAGGGTCTACCTGGAGTGACAGACATATGTCAGACAGTTGAGCAATGGCGTGTGAGCCTCTTAGCTGACCCAGTCTGACCTTAGCCCCATCCTCATGACCCTTGTCACCCTCAGGTCGTCTGAGGTGAGACACAAGTATAAGGCCTATGTCTAACTCCTGGACTAGTGTCCTGAGCTTAGTCATGGCACGGTCAATCATCTTACGCTCATCACCGTTATCCATGCCTGATATAAGTATTGAGATGTGGTCAAGTATGATCCACTTGATGTCCAGGGCTTTTGCCATGTACTGGATACGCTGACATATTAACTCGACGTCAGAAGAACCAAAGTGGTCATATAAGAATATCTCAGGCTTACCTTCAAACATAGTATCAAAGCCACTGCTGATCTCTTCATCAGTTGCCATTGACCTGTCTACAGTAATGTTCTTGTTCATGTGAATACCGACTAAACCAAGCATGGTTCTTCGGTTGCTTTCCTCTAGCATAATCATGCCGATCTTATGGTCACTTTGCTGAAGGCTGTAGGCAATCTCCCTAACCAGGGTAGACTTACCAATACCACTACCTGCACAGACCGTAACAAGCTCAGAGGTTCTTAGACCCTTGGTTATCTCATTAAGCCTGGGGTAGGGGTAGTTGATAGCAGATTGCTCATTATTAGTAAGCATGTCTGACTTAAGATCACATGAGCTTATGATACCATCAGGCCTGAAAGACCTAGCCTGGAATATAGCTGAGATAATCTCATCAGCCTTACCCTTCATAAGGCATTCATTCGCATCCTTATGGGGAAGATTGGCAATCTTAACCTTACCAACTGGAAGCAACTCAGCTGCGATGTGAACTGCTTTTTGACCTGCATCATCCATGTCGAACATAAGAACTATCTCATCAAAGTTGTTGATGTAGTCCCAGTTCTTCTTGATGCTTGAGGCTGCTGAAGCTGCCCCAGTTGGTAGGGATACTGTAGCCCACTTATGACCCTGTACCTGGGAGATTGTCATTGCATCTATTTCGCCTTCTGCAATAACTAACTTCTTACCAGTTGACCATAAGTGTGAACCATAGAGTGTCATCTTAGATGCATCACCTATGATGCTAAAGTTCTTGTTCTTGTCTCTAACCTTTTGTGCAACAGCCTTACCTGTGGTGTCTCTGTAGACAGCAAGCTCTAGGTCTTTATGACATAGGTAGCTAAACTTTCTACATGTCTCTTCTGTAAGGCCTCTGTGTTTTAGGCTTCTTATATCACCCTTAAGCAGCTCTTTAACAAACTTGTTGCTCTTAGGCTTAATAGTGGTGAGATCTGCCTTTTTGTAAACAGGCTGTGTGGTTTTGTTACATGAGTAGCAATGTGTATGACCGTCGTCATAGACACCTAATGCATCTGAAGAGCCACAGTCAGAACAGGGTTCCTTCCTCAGCTCTGTTGATTTTGGTAAATGCATTAGTCTCTCCTTTATAATAAATCACCGTGTAGTCCCATGGGTGGTGGGTGTCCTTCGTTCAGCCATTCCTCAGGGATAAACCTATGGGCAAACTTAAAACCATTTGCCCTGCAGAAGTCTGCATAGGTTGTCTTCGATCCCTTGTAGATCTTTGAGTTTTGGTTAGAGAAAACAAACCTGATGTCTAACTCAGGGTGCTGCTCCTTGATCAATAGATGTTTCTGTCTATCGGCAGTCACGAAGCGACCCTTGGTTTCGACATAAAAAAAGCCACCAATCTTAGGCAGCTTAAAGTCAGGTGTGTATGTGCTTTGCCGAGGGGGGTGGGTGTATTTGATCTTATCAGTTTCGTAGTAGACCTTTAAGTCAGCCTTACGAATTTGTTCACTAATCTTATCTTCTAACCCTGACCTGTATCCTCTTACTAAAGCACCTCTAGAATGTATAGGATGAAGCACCAGTTTCGTCTTCCTCGTTTTGATTACTCTCATTGTCAAACTCCTCGGCTACAAATCCATCTTCCATGGCCTCGAAGCCATCTGTTCCACTGCCAGTCTGTGACACTGGTTCAATAATTTGTACTTTGGTTAGTCTTAGTGAAATGCCGTTGTTACCTGTAACAGTGTAAGGGCTAACAACTCCACCAATCTTAATCACTGATCCACCGAATAGGTTAGGTGGGTTGTTGACGACCTGACCCTTTGAATCAAAAAACTTAGGCTGAAACTTTGACTTAGCTATGATTGACATCATGCCAGTCTCTTCATCAATCTTGTAAGGCATCCTGGCAGTACCTGCCTTTTTACCAAACTCATCCTGAGCCACTTCCTTTAATTGATCTATAAGGTGTTTTGCCTGGTCTTGAGGAACCAATAGGTTTGTCTTGTACACGCCTTCAGGGTCAAATTGGGTATCAGCCTTATTGAGCCATGGGTATTGTGCTGTTCCCTTATGGGTAACGAATGTCTGTCTTTGAGCCATTCTAACTCTCCTTTTCTTGTTGTTGTTGATTTGTTTGATATTTAGAAACATCTATACCAAGTTGCTTAGCCTGTTCTAGAACGTGCTTAGGTATCTCTTGACCACGTTCATGACATAGACAAGCTATACCAAGCACCCTTTCTCTTGGATGCATGGGTTACCTTTCTCGTTAATTTTGGTTTAGTAGTTTCTCAATGGGTGGACACAAAACTTTAACAGAAGCAATATCGACTGTCTTTTATGTCCTCTAAAACCAGTTTACCTTTCTTTGGAATTGAAGGTAGCTCTACCTTTGAGGGGTCTGTGAACTGGTTTATATTTTGCTTAAGTATACTGTCATAAAGACAGAAATCTGTATAAAGCTCAATAAATGAACTTCTTATGATTTCGTATAACTTTTGAGTGTCTGCAGCTGTGGTTGCAAAGCTGTCATGAATGAGGAAGTACTCCTGTATATTGGCCTGTAATCCATTTAAGACAGTCAGCAGTAAGTGAGCTGCATCCATTGAGTGTATGACATTAGGTGATACTGCCGAAGCTGACTTAGCCTTATCAACAGCTCTAAGAGGCTTGTCTCTTAAAGATATCTGACTACGAACATTCTTAAACAAAGTCCTGTCGTAGAGGTAAACCTTGATTTCCTTGGTGGTAAACTTAGTGTAGCTCTGTAGCACAGGAAATCCTACAGGTGTCTTCCACCTCATGTGTTTATTCTCATGAGCTAGAAGCCTGGCTAGTGTCTTGAAAAACTTCATACCCTCAGACGCTCCAGTTATAACCTGGTTCACTGCTTGCCAATTTGCCTTTGCCAGGTAGTTAGCAGCTGCAAAGCCTTGGTCTTCTCCAAAGGGGTGTTTGTCGTATACACCTGCAAGTACATCATCAGCCAAGGGTCTCATAGTATCCTCAACTATCTGATCCTTAAAACCATAGACTTCACTTGAATAACCAAATGTCATGACGTTACGCTTTACAAGCTTACGGTTAACACCATGCTTAAGCCAAGCCCTGGCTAACTCCTCATCCTTTGCCTTCTCATTAAAGATACTGTTAACAACGTCAGCCACCTCCTGGTAGATATCCTGGGGGTTGTTATCAGGTACCAGGTTAACTAAAGCACCGTCTTTCTCCTGGAGACTAGCAGCTGAGTAGTGTTGAATACCACTGTTACTACCGTCTAGGGATATCGGTAGGCCACTTGTAGAGCCTTCACCCTCGACCAGGTACTTAAAGTAAGCCTGGCAAGCTGCTAGGAAGCAGAAGGGTTTGTCAGCCTTAGACCAAAAGTCAAAGGTAGCCTTGTAGTCCTGGGCAACCTCAATAATCTTATCTGTGTTGTCGTTAACCCACTTGATCCTGTCTAGCATAGGCTTCTTGGAGACCTTGTCGAAGTCACCAGTGTTAGCCACTTGTATGGCTATCCAGTAGAACGCCTTTTCATCGACCTTCTTCTCATTAGCGAACTCAAACATAGCCTTTATGTGTTCGTCTCTGTGGTGTGAGAAGTGAGGTATAGGGTATATACGACCACGGTGACAGAAGTTATGAGGTAAATAGAATTGGTCGTATTCCATTAGCTCCTTGGCAACCTTTAAGTCCTGGAGCATCACCGACCTTTGACCATCAATCTGCCTGTTCTTGATAACTATGTTTTTATTCTTAATCCTTATGCCCTTCTTCTGCTCAGCAGTAAGGCTGTCAAAGTCTTCTACTTTATCAGGGGTCTCTATGTATGCCCTGGTAGGAAACTTACCGAAAGACTTGTCGTTTACCCAACACCACTCAACTGCCTCAACTATAGTTGGGTTAAGCTTCATAGGAGTCCGTTGGACAGCGTTTAGGGCGTCTATGGCAGGTTGTATACTACCGTCATCAAAGCCACGCTGTACGGCCTTCTGAAGGGCAGTAGGGACGTATCCCTTAACGAGTTTTACCTGTTGTGATAAGGCCTCGTCCATGTAGCAGCCAGTGTTAAATGAAGTCCAGTCTTTAGGCTTCACTGTCATAGGTGCAAACAATGGGCTAGACCAACTCTCGTCAAAGTCTAACTCAGAAAGTCTTAAGGATGCATCAGGTAGCAGTCCTATTTTCTTAAGGGTCTTGTTCTTAAGTGTAGTTTCCCACACGTCAAATATACCTGATACCCTGAGTATTGAGTTGAGTACTGGTGTACCGACAATAACTCTCCTCTTGTCATCCCACTTATCATACTCAAACCCTGCCTTGGCAGCTATAGACTTAGCTGCTTTTACTCTATGGCGTTCACTTGAGTGATCTTTAGTGACTTTAGTTTCAATTCTTTTAGCTAATCTTTTGTTAAAGTCCCTTAGCTTTATGTTAAAGATCTCCATTTCAATCTTCTGACCAATAGTAGATACAGCTCTCGTAAGTGTTTGGTTACGACCTACAGCATCAAACATAGATACTAAACCGACATAACTAATTATATCGACATCAACATCCTTTAGTTCATGATACCAAGATGGCTGTCTACCACTTCCACTTTTACTGACCACATCTATAGTAGACTTAAGGTCTTTAGCTACTGTAGCCTGTACTTCAGATATAAGTCTCTGTGGGTTATTTTGTATGGAAGTAGTCGTAATCTTCTCAGACCTCTTAAGATAACGGTCACGACCTTCCGTTATCATTTGTCTTTCTCTTTGTAATTCTCTTATTGTACTCAATTATCTCTCCTTTTTACCCAAGTTCTCTAATGGGTGGACACAAAACTTTCTTTACTAAAAACCAGACTATTTACAGTTAGTTGGTTCATCCGTTGTTGTGTCCTTAGTGGACTGTTTGAGACTATAGTCATTCAACTTCCTTTCTTCTTAAATTATGCTCTACGAATCATGAGAACAAAAGTGCAACATTAAGGGTATTGTCGTAATACTAAATTGCAATAGTATAATTTATTTTTTTTAACCTTTTTCATAAGCTATTGATTTATAACCTCTTATTGTTAATGAACTGATTATTTACAGCCATTCTTATTAAATGAGCCATAGATATATGCTGACCAGTGATCTTACTGAGGTTGTGAGCCTCTCTACTTAAAAAGTCCCAGTCCTTCTGCTCAAAGAACACCTTCTTAGAGACATACTGAACACTCCTCTTTGGTCTGCCATGCTTATTACATTTCATAACGATTCTCTCCTTAGTACTTCTACTGAGCTAATAACTTAGCTACAGACTTCTTAGTGTCCTGGTTAACATGGACATACTTCTGAGTTGTTTTTATCGACCTGTGACCTAACATATCGGCAATGACTAGAGTGTTAACCTGGAAATCATTAGCTAACTTTGAGGCACAAGTATGTCTTAAAACGTGAAAAACAAAGTTCTTATCCCTGGGTGCAACCCTGTGTCTGCACTCATCCCATAGGTCGTAGAATATACGGTGACTAAACCACTCCTTAACCACCCCTACCTTTTTGATACACTCCAGGGTAGTCGGTGTTAATGGTACCTCACGGTCATCACCGTTCTTAGTGTCAACTAGCTTCAGCCACTGCTCATCAGCTGATACAAAGGCAGTCGTTCCTATCTCCTGCAGCTCACCTAGTCTCATACCAGTCTGCTCAGATAGAGTAACCAGGTGTTTTATCCTAGGCTCCCTAGACTTACTGAAGAATGACTTGATCTTGACTAACTCATCAGCTGTAAATGACCTGGGTCTGCCGTTGTTCTCAGCCTTCATTTTGATCTTAGGAGCTGCAGTAATAAGCTCTAAATCCATGGCGTAACTAAAGACTGCCTTTATAGCAGCCTTGTATCGGTTTATAGTCGTTTCTGAGAGCCTTCTGTTGACCTTAATGAAGGTTAGGAAGTCTGAGATTTCCAGGGCTGTGAAGGCGTCTAAGGGCTTAGAACCATACCTTTTGTAGTTACTGAACATCATCAGCTTGTTAATGGTTTGCTCCTTGTGACGACCACTCCATAGCTCATCGGCATTACTCATAAAGAATTGTCTGAATGTTTGCATTTGTTGTCCCCTTATTAAAACAATGGCTCATAGAAAACACCCTGCTTAACAAGGTGTCTGAAGTAGTTAACTTCACTACGGTAGAATGACGCTGATTTGTCCTGGCCGTTCCATTCAGCATCTGAGAGTAACCTCCTTACTCTCTTCAGCTCGGATACACAGTCGACTAGGTGTTCGGTTGGTTTGATTGTGTCGATATACATTTGTTCTCCTTAAGTTACTTTTTACTTGCGAGAACTGACTGATTGTTTTAAAAGACCCCCTGAGATTAACTAGGAGTAACCCTAGGTGGGGTGGCCGAGTGGTTAAAGGCAGCAGACTGTAAATCTGAAGTTAACCTCAATCGCAGTTCACATTGTTAACCTAATTCAACTTTAGTAAATAATCAAGACCCTTTTTGTATATGGGTGGACATAAGTCGAAAAAACACCGATCAAACCTAAGCCTGACCAGTGTTTCAGGGGATATTACTTTTTCAATCGATAAACTATATTTATACCAGTGTTGACGAACACACCTATTACAGTGAGTGTTTGAAGAAACAAACTAATAACTTCTAAATCCATTACTTACCCTTTATCTTTGATATTGACTTCAGACCGAATGAGGCAGCTATTGACGCCAGTATTCCATAGGACAACCAGTCAGGGCAGTCCTCTCTTAAGAACCTGAAGCCATCAGATATGTAAGGCTGTAGGGCAGGGATGAAACATGCGAATATCAGGCTTATGAAGCATATAGTCCAGGCCTCATCCTTCCAGGAGTTGTCTGAGGCATCCATAGCCTTCTCATCCCAGTTACCATCCTTCTCAACTCTTTTAACCTGTGCCTGTACCTTGGCTACCTCTAGCTGCTGCTTGGCCTTAGCCTTCTCCTGGCGTCCCTCTAGCCATGTACTAGCCAGGGTGCCAACGATGTTTAATATGGGTAACATTACTTGAACCTCGCATCTATCCAACACTTACCGTAGTAAAGTATAAACAGCCATATTGTGAATAGAACACCTTCTACGTAAGACAGGTCGTTCCATGCATCTAATACCATGCCTTCCATTAGCCCTCAGCTCCTTCTCTGATCATGTTAGCTACGTCTATAGCCCTCTGTCCTACCTGGTTGGCGTAACGGCTCTCTAGAAGCTCGTCAGCAGCCTTTTCATACATACCCTCTCTAAGGAATCCAAAAGTCTTTTTGAAGGCCATAAGACGGCTTATACCCATGTTAAAGCATAAGTTAATCAGTGCCTCTTGTACTCTCTCAGGGAGGTCGTCCCAGTAGCTGACTGTCTGCTGTAATTCGTTAATACATATGTCGATGTCCTCATCTAACATCTGCATTGCTGTTTCATGGGATATACCACGGTCTTCTATGTTACGACCTACACCAATTGTGAGCTTATCACTTGTACAACGGTAAGGCATAAGCTCTATACCCTCATGCTTAGTTATTTGTAGACGTAGTCTTTCTATGTTCATTTAGAACTCTCCTTTTAAATACATTGCCAAGTAGTAAATCAATGCCATGCCTATCAATACAGTTGACGCTACAGTGGTAATCATCTTGTTTCTGTAGTCTATCCTGGCTTGTTCCTTAAGTTGTTTCCTGTGTTCTGCCTTGGCAGCTGCAATCGTAGCAGCCAGGCGTTCCCACTGACCTGCAGACCCATATAGCTGAACCATGCTTCGCAGCTCATCGAACATCTTATTACGCTCTTCTTCTTTGAAGTGGTCGTCTATGGCCTTACCGACCACATTACCAAATATGGAGTTCTGCTTCTTCTCCTTGGCAACACTAAGGGCTGCCTCACCCTTAGCGAAGTTGGCGATTTGTCTGCCCATAGATGAGAAATCTTTTTTCATTTGGACTGCATGCATAAGACTAGCGTGTGCCGTTTTGATTAAGCCAAAGGCAGTGATCGGATCTATCATGTGGTGGTGGTTCTCTTACTTCATTATTATAGCGACTACAGCTGCTATGACTGCGAAGGTGCTACACATAGACATGGCTTCCATTCTCCACAGTCTTTTGTCTAGGGTACATAGCTTTTCATCTACTGACTTATACCTTATGGCACACTCTTTTTCATGAGCTTCAAGCTCCATTTGAACTTGTAGTTCAGGCTTAAGCTCCATCTTCATTACCAAGTTACTCCACTTGCTGTTGTTGGGTTAGCCATTGCATCTATCTGACTAGCAATACCTGCTTCTATTGATGCTACTTCGTCTTCACCAAGTGCATCTTTAGCCCATCCAATAGCTTGTGCTTCAGTGATATCTGCATATGGTGTTGGTGTACCTACAAGTGTTACACCGACTGTGCCATAAGCTGACCCTGTGTTACCATCTGCGTCTTCATCAGATGCTCTCCAGTGCAAGATAGTCACAATATCTGTGTTAT